GATTCTTGGCGATTGAATAGCGGTATCAACATAGTATTTGAACGAAAAGATCAAGTAGACTTCTATGGTAATAGTGGATCATTGTATGTTTGTCAAAAAGGAGCATACGGACTAAGAATGGCCACAGCAGGAATCTACAATGATATAGTATCACGCTTTGGCGACAAAGTGGAGATGATGCCTGAAGACACAGATTGGAAAAATTTATTATGACAGATCCTAAAGATAAGAAGATGACTCTTGTAGAAGCGTTAGTCGCAACACCTAACCTTTCGTCAGCACTATATATTCTGTATTGGAATTTAGATTTGAATGCTAAGGCACTGCGTGAGTTAGGAGACTTGAGATTGCTGGTTCAAAAAGAAGAAGATCGCACACTTGCACAGTATGAGAACACACTCTCACCAAATTGCTCACGACACTGTGAAATTAAGAAGCTATGTGTTTGTGGTGAAGTATTTACTCAACGCCATTATGATCATATGGCAAAAGAATGGGAAAAGGAGAAGATAAAGAATGACAATGCCTGATGAAAGAAGAAATGCCGTAAACAGAACTAGAAAGTTTTTAATTGGGTTACTGCGTGATGAAGGCGCCCCCCAAAACGTAAGAGATGAAGCAGGTCGATGTCTTAGACACTACCCAGGTCAGTATCATATGGATCTAGCCAAAGAGCAAGCACCTGATCTGTTTGGAGATTGGGATGACTTCTACGCCAAAGAGGAAAGACAATGAAGAATAGATATGGTGACGAATGGCACTGGGAAAAGATTGCCACAAATCAATATAAGTTCCATATGAGCGGTGATAATATGAAATACTGTCGTTGCGCAGGAAAATTAAGTCAGTCTAAAATAGATATGCAAGACTTGGGTATGTTTGATCCAAGTGGTGGCCCTTATATTTCGTGTCGTGATGGTGATGAATATCCAGGTACGATGATTGAAGGAAAAGAGATTATACACATCGGACATCACGATGAACACTTTGTAGCAACGGTAGAGGCGAAAGAAGATGCCTAGGATTAAAAAGAAAGAGCACGAAAAGTTATCTACTAGCAATATACAGCATGTTGCTGACCTGCTTGCTGCAGATAAACCTATAACAAAGAAAGAGGCTTGTGCCATACTAGCTATCTCGTATAACACTACTCGCTTAGCAAAAATACTAAACGACCATGCAGAGAACCTAGCGTACAAAGAAAAACGTAAGAGTATGAACAAAGGTAAAGCCGCAGCCCCTTATGAGATTAAAGAGGCTACTATGTTGTACCTCAAGGGTGAGAATATTACTAACATTGCAAAAGGTCTTTACCGCTCTGCGGGGTTTGTAAAAACCATCTTAGATAAACTAGGCGTACCTACAAAGCCGTCTAGTGCAGAGGAAAGAGTGGAGGTAGCATATCTACCAGAGAATTGTGTAGCTGATACTTTTGAGAAAGGTGAGCTTGCATGGTCGGCAAGGTATCATTCAATTGTAGAAGTGCAAGAAGAACAGAGCTCTTCCCACATAGAAAGTAAAAAGGGTCTAGGCGAGTGTGACTATGAAAGCAAGTATGACTCGAAGTGCTACTCTATCTACGTTAAAGAACAAACAGAGAATGACTTTAATATTGATGGCGGTTATTACGCCTACTCTTTAGCCTACGATCTAGGTAAGCTAGAACATCTTAAAGAACATGGTATTAAGCTTGAAGCAATTTAAAAAAAGTTCTTGACAATTACGTTTAAAATACTCTATAATATCATTTCAAAATTTGAGAAAGGAAATAAAAATTGGGAGACCGATTTTACAACCAACAACTTAACCGTCTGGGTACTTGCCCAGGCTACAATAACCCAAACAAAAGGAATAGAAAAATGCCTTGGACTGATGAATCTAAAGCTGAAGCAGTAGAGTTATACGAAGCTGCCAACCCCACCCCAGAAACTAGCATGGAAATCGTAAAAGAAATCGCCGATGATCTTGGTGAGTCGCCTAATGGTGTCCGTATGATTCTTACTAAAGCTGGTGTCTATGTTAAGAAAACTCCTGCTGCAAAAGCATCTGGTGGCGCTTCTACTGGAGGCACTCGTGTCTCTAAACAAGCTGCTCAAGACGCTCTTACTGCCGCCATCACTGATGCTGGACAAGAAGTTGACGAAGACGTAGTAAGTAAATTGACTGGTAAAGCAGCTCAGTACTTCACAAAAGTATTAACAGCTAATGCCGACTAAATAATTTACTAATATCCCCTTGGGGATAGTAACACGGCCTCCGCCTCTAGAGCTTAGCTCCACGCGGGGGTTCTTTTACATTCACAGAAATGACCTAAGAGTATGCACATAGTAATTATTGTTGCCCAATGCTACCAAAGGAGCTCAAGTGAAAAAGCAAGAATTAAAAGATAAAGTCACACAATATGGTGATGCAGTAATTACTTATAGAAGTGAAAACTCAAATAAGTTAAAGTATAATGTATGTACTCTAGACTTCTCTACGCCTTATATTCAAGGTAAAAAGAACAGAGCAAAAGAAACAGACAGTAATTTGTTGTTCTTTTGTTGGGATACCGACTCATACCGACTGCTAAAACCAGAAAGTGTAACCACCGTAGTACCCCTATCAGCTGTACTTAAAAACGAGACGTAGTATGGAACTCCATGAAGCACCTGAAATGTATGAGAGAATCATACACCTTGACGCTATTAAGCAAACACAAGTCAGGTTAACCGTAAGTACCTTTCGTGGAATAGAATACCTTAGTTTAAGAAAATACTATATGGACTTTGAAGAGGAATGGCAGCCTTCCAAAGAAGGAATAACTATGCCTATAGACTTCATAAACTCTAGGGAGCTCTTCATAGGGCTTACCGAGATACTATCCCTAGCCGAATCAAAGGAAGTTATCATGGAATACTTTGGTGATTTGCTAGCAGATATGTATAAATAGTTCTTGACTTTTCCTTATTTTTTAAGTATAATACTTATCTAAATTAATGAAAGAGGCAAGTAATGAAGAAGTTCTTAGACAAAGCAGCACACGCTTATTTCGAAGGTAATCCTATCATCAGTGACGGTGAGTGGGACTTCTTGTCTCGTGTTTTTAACTACGATGATGTTGGTTATACTCCTACAGATGGCGTTCGTCATTTGTTCCAGATGTATTCTTTGCAGAAATGTTTCGATATATTGAACCCGCCCTTTCATGTACTAGGTAAAGACGTTATCGCTTCTCCTAAGCTTGACGGTGCTGCTGTGTCTCTAGTTTACATTAACGGAGAATTTACTCAAGCTCTTACGCGTGGCGATGGTATCTTTGGTAGAGATGTTACAGATAAGATGGCTTTGCGAGTACCTGCACAAATACTAGAAAGTGGCGTAGTACAGATCACTGGCGAGCTAGTAGCTCCTGATAATATTGAAAACTCTCGTAACTACGCTGCGGGGTCACTGAACCTCAAGTGTACTAAAGAGTTTGATAGCAGGTCTACTTACTTTTACGCCTACGGGCTACAGTGTGATAACGGTTTAGTAAGCTGGGCAGAAGATATGGATCGGTTAGCCCTTCAAGGCTTCAACACTGTACATACTCATATGACAGCAGGCTTTCCGCAAGATGGTATTGTCTACCGTATCAATGATAACTACTTATTTGCCTCTCTAGGCTATACTGCCAAGCATCCTCATGGAGCGTTCGCTCTTAAGGAAAAGCAGGTGGGTGTAGTTACAAAACTACTAGATGTTGTCTGGCAAGTAGGTAAATCAGGTATTATTAGTCCAGTTGCAATACTAGAGCCAGTATTGGTAGGAGATGCTACTGTGTCAAGAGCCACTCTTCATAATATAGACTATATTAGAGAGTTGGACTTAGAGATTGGATGTGACGTAGAAATTATTCGCTCTGGGGAGATCATTCCCAGAGTCGTCAGACGCGTATGACCCATAAAAAAATAACTCTTGACTTTATCTTAAACTTACGATATAATATCTTTTCAAAATTAAGGAATCATCTATGACATATATCGAACCACCTACAAGTTGCCCATCGTGTAACTCTGTTATCGTTGTCATAAATAATCTTTTGTTTTGCAAAAACACATCTTGCGGTACAAAAATTCACAAAAAGCTAGAACACTTTGCAAAGACCCTCAAGATCAAAGGGCTCGGACCAAAAGCTATCGAGAAATTAGGGGTCACAACTTCACAAGAGTTGTACTTGCTGACTAAAGATGACTTAGTGTCTATCCTAGAATCTGAGAAGATTGGTGTGAAGCTTTTCGCTGAAATACAAGTATCAAAGAATGTGCCAATGAATGTAGTACTTCCTGCACTTAGTATCCCTTTGATCGGCAACACAGCAGCTAAAAAATTAGCAACTGTGTGCGATACAATACACGATATTAATGTAGATAATTGTGATGCTGCGGGCTTAGGCCCAAAAGCCACAGACAACCTACTTTCATACCTGAGTGAGAATGGCATTGCGCTACTAGATCATCCATTCTCTTTCAAGTTCGAGAAACCACAAGTCGTACTAGCCCAGAAAGGAGTAGTATGTATCTCAGGCAAGTTAAAATCTTATAAAACTAAAGCTGAAGCCTCAGAGATACTACAACAGAACGGTTACGCGATTAAGGCTTCTTTGACACGAGACGTTACCATTCTAGTTAATGAGAGTGGTATAGAGTCTCAAAAAACACAAAAAGCCAGAGACGCTGGCGTACAAATTATAACTAACCTACAACAATTCTTGGAGAATTAAAAATGGCACTTCCTAAGTGGACAGACGAGCGTACAGCTCAATTAACAGCATTCATCGGTGACGAGTCACCTGTATCACAATCTACTGTTGCAGAAGCAGCAGATCAGTTAGAGACTAGCCCACGCTCAGTTTCTAGCAAACTTCGCAAGATGGGTTTCGACGTAGAACTAGCTTCTGCATCAGCCACTCGTGCGTTCTCAGAAGCTCAAGAAGCAACTCTTTTAGCTTTTGTTACAGATAACAGCGGTGATTACACTTACGCTGATATCGCGGGTCATTTCGAAGATGGCGCGTACTCACCTAAATCAATCCAAGGCAAGATCTTGTCTATGGAATTGACTGGTCACGTTAAACCTGCTCCTAAAGTAGAGTCTGTAAAGACTTATACTGATGCGGAAGAAGTTGTTTTCGTTGATCTAGTAAATGGTGGTTCTTTCGTTGAAGAAATCGCAGAAGCCTTAGGCAAATCTGTAAACAGTGTTCGTGGTAAAGCTCTTAGCTTATTACGTGCTGAATTGATTACTGCAATTCCTAAGCAAAAAGAAACTAAAGGTTCTACGAAAGCAGATCCTTTTGCAGACCTTAATGACATCGACGGTATGACTGTTGAGCAAATCGCTGATGCGATTGGTAAAACTGCACGTGGTGTTAAAACTATGCTTACTCGCCGTGGCTTGGTCGCTTCTGACTACGATGGCGCTTCAAAGAAAGAAAAAGCAACTGCTTAATAAGTAGTTGTTAAACTATAAGCCTCTGGGCCAGTTCCAGGGGCTTTTTTAGAATGTCAAATCGGGAGAATTTTGATTGAATATTGCTAGTGCTCTTATAAAGCAAGTGCTTGAGCTACAGGACTTCGAGACCTGGACTAGCTGTCGCAAGAATTATCTACCAACGGAGTATCATTCTCTGTATGGAATCATAGATCATCATTGTGAAAAATATCACAAAATGCCTACATTTGACGACCTCAAGTTTGAAATCCGCGATAGCGGGGTTCGAGAGAAGTTGTATGCAATTGAAGCCGTTGAGGTGGATGCAGATGCCTTCATGCTTTTGGAGTATCTCAAGAATGAGTACGCTCAGAAAGAGATCTTGAACTCACTTGAGGACTATATTGAGAATTCTGTAGCTTTTGAAGATGCAGAAGAATCAGTAAATCATCTCCATCAGATCGTACTAGATGTCGAAAATAAAGTAGACCTAGAACGACCACAAGATAGTATGCAACGTATTACCTTGTTTGAAGATGATGAAGATATTGGTAATTATCTACCCCTCGGCCTTAATACTGAATACGATCATGAGATCAAGTTCTCCCCACGGGATCTAATCCTAGTGGGTGGTAAACGAGGGGCAGGTAAGTCCATTATCTGTTCTAATGTCGCGAATAATGTATTCAATTCAGGAAAGACTGCTATTTATTTCACTATTGAGATGGATAGCAGATCTATTCTGCAAAGATGCTGCTCTATCGCTACGGAGATACCTTTCGCTCGCTTACGTACTAAGAATCTTAGTATGCCTGAGTGGGAGAAAGTAGCTTCATGGTGGGCAGCTCGTTTTGAGAAAGGACAGGAACGTTTGAAAGAGTATAGAGAAAATCGTGATTTTGATAGGTTTCATCATGAACTTACTACCACCTGTGAGCTCCTCCCGACTCAACAGCTGGATGTAGTCTATGATCCCTCTCTAACACTGTCTAAGATCAGAGCAGAACTTGATAAGAAGGTTAAAACTCTAGACGTAGGTGTGGTGATTGTCGATTATATCAACCAAGTAAAGCGTTCCAATCTACCCTCACGTGGCGGTCAATATGATTGGACGGAGCAAATCGAAGTTAGTAAAGCCTTGAAAGCTATGGCACAAGAATTTGAAGTACCAGTATTCTCACCTTACCAAACTGATGCAAGTGGCGAAGCCCGTTTTGCAAAAGGTATCCTAGATGCGGCAGATGCGGCGTATTCGATAGAAACTTGGGAGCAGGAAGATAACTGTATGACATTGAACTGTGTGAAGATGCGCTCCGCATCCATGAAGTCCTTTTCGTCTAAAATGTGCTGGGAGACCTTGAAGATAGGTCCTGAGTCCACTCTTACGCCTAACGAGAAAGCGGATGCTGAAAATCGTTCAGACGAGCCCATAGACGACATCTAACAAAATAGTTCTTGACATTTGCTTTATAATTTGATATAATATCTTTCTTAAATGAGAGGAGTATAATCATGATAGTAAGCGGAAGTATTAATTACACTACATCTGGTCGTAAACGCAAGGCTACTAAAAGAGTTAAGAAAGCATCTCCTGTTGTAAGGCGAACTACCTTATTACCCACTTTTGACACACCTTACCGTAGGGAGACTATAGATTATCCGTCTCAGCCTATGATGGGTATTGCCAGCAAACCTGACACCAGTTATAAAAAAGAAGTATCTAAACAATATACTTTGGCTCCTGCCTACAACAAAGGTGCGTACCAAGTAATCCCACTAGACAACATAAAACATATAGGAAAGTAAAATGCCAATTAAGTTCAAACCTTCACAAAAAGTATTGTTAGACCGTAAAGCACAGAAGTACTCTACTCA